ATTTGATAAACAAGAAATGACCAATGAAAAGTATAATGACTTCTTGAGTGCAATAGCTGATCATCCAATTATTGCCAAGGACATGCTAAAGGATGATGCTGAGGCGATAGAGTTCCTTAAGTGGTATAACGATCCCAAAAATAAAATTGAATAGCTTAGAGAGCCTTAAATTTAGTTTATTGATTTTTTTATAATTAATGTATAACTTTTTGTATTTTAACACTATTTATATTAAATTACATAACCAAATATGATAGAATTATTAATAATTATAATTGCCAGTGCTGTACTATCCACCGAAATAGCATACAATTCTGATTTAGCATACCAACTAAAGAAGTTCTTATTACTGGATGAGAAGAGACCGACAGTAAATGCATTGAGTAAATGGAGTTTCTATTTAAAGTTAATGGGAACAATTGCTTATATACTATCTCCGTTGATAATAGTAACTATTGTTTTAGTAAGGCTTTATGTGTTGTTTATTAAGCTGTTAAACTGTCCCTATTGTATTAGTTTTCATATTACTTGGTTGAATGTATTATACTTCACAGATATTAGCTTTCCAAATGTCTTTCTATATGGTTTAGTTGGAATTGCAACAACTCACATTTATGAGAGATATATGATGAATGGGTAATAAAGAAAAGGTAGAGATGTTTGATAAGTTTTTTAGTGATGAATATAATAAGATAAAGACAAGTGCCACCTCAATACTATCGCATAGAGATGACACGGATGACATCATCCATAATGTCTACCTTACAGTTAGAGATCGTATAGAACGCAAAGGCTACGATGGTGACAACTTTATGGGATATCTCTTTAGATCATTCCAGAATGAACTAAGATTAGCTAAGAATAGGGAGAAGAAAGTAAAGCTACAAGACATAGAACATGAGTCAGTACAATTTATTGCTGATTGGGTGATGATTGATACCGAAGAAGATAATCAAGATACGGTAGTGTATCGCCAAGAGATATTATACGTGAGTCAATCACTATTTAGATTCCTGCAAACCAGATTCACTGAAAAAGAACAATACCTATTCAAAACTTATTACCTTTCCAACCAGAAAATGACCTATAAAGACTTAGCAAAGCAAACTAAATATGAGATTAACACCTGCAGTAGTATCATAAAAGATATGAAGAAAATAATAAGAGTAGAATTTTTAATATGGTTGGGAGATAATGGTTGATTTAGATGAAGTTAAGTTAGTGATTGATAGTAAAGGAACTAAGGAGTTCAATCTATGTAAAAAACTTTACAAAGAAATAACTGGAAAGAACTATAACAGTAGCTGTTCCTGCTCAATGAACAGATGTAGACAAGTATTAAGAAATTATTATAACGAAAATAAATTGAAGAAATATGAGTAAAGATCAACAAGGAAATCTATTCCTAAGCGAAAGAGAATTAACATTAACCATTACATATCAAGGTGAAGAATATAGCTACGACTTCGATGCTAAAAAGATAATGGATAAGCACAATGTAATGCCAATTGATATACTCAAAGGCATGGACAATATAAACATAAGAGTTAAAGATTTTAATCAAGAAGATGAGAATGAAATATCAAATCGAACATAAGGTAGATAAAAAAGATATACTGAATAATCAACAGCTAACTATTTTTAGTGAATCAATAAAGAAGCAGGTAATACATAAGTTGATCGATGGTATCCCACAAGATAAACTTGATGAGTTATTCAATCTGACAATGATAGAAGGTATTGATTCGTATAAAACTCTTGAGGGAGTACCAGAAGAAATAATTACTATAAATTATAAAATTAATATATGATAGAACTAAACAAAGAAGACTACGATTACTGCAAGACAGTATATGAAGAATTATTATCAGGTGCATACTCTAAGGATAAGGTTAAGAAAGCCTATGAGCTAATGTTCGGTAATAGTGGACAAGTTATCCATAACAAAAAGAAAAGAGCACAGGTGTTCTCCTATTGGACTAAGGAATGGGTAGAGTTAAAAGGTAGTAAGGCGAAGCCTGTTACTGAAGAAGAAGAAAATCCTACTGATCAAGTAACAAGCGAAGCTTTAATGGAAGAAGATGATACTCAATTGGATAGTGAAGAAAATCCTACTGATGATGGTTTACTTCCAACTAATACAGAAGAGTATGAGATAGTATTCAGTGCTATAAAAGAAAAAGAAGCAGAAGATACTAAGTGGAATGCTCATACTATTCACTTGGCAACTGGAATTGATAAGGATAGAGTAAAAATGGCAATTAATTTATATCATAAACAACCATAATGAATAAGATTGCAATCATAATGTGCACGTGGCAACGTATTGAGAGATTTGAAAAGACTCTCAATATGCTTGTTAACCAAAAGGATAAAGACTTTGATTTCTATGTGTGGAACAATAACAAAGATATTGTAGATACACTTGAAAAACTTATAGTACCATACGGTCAACATCTAAGTATATCAATCCACCATAGCGAAAAGAATGTAGGTGGATTCGGTAGATTTCTTTTTGCTAACCAACTGGAAGGATATGAATATGTCATCTTCATTGATGACGATCAAGAGTTTAACTCTGTCATGGTAGAAAACTTTAGAGATAAAGCCGATAAGAATGCATTGAAGTCACGATGGGCATTTAAAACAATAAACTGTAAATACAATCAAAGACAAAAAATCAATAGAAATAATATCAAATGTAACTACTTAGGTACTGGTGGTATGATTGCACCATTGAGTCTATTTAATGAAGTACCAGAATTGTTTGCAGAATATGAGACACTACCAGAAGAGTATAAGTTTATAGAAGATATATATCTTTGCTATATTGCACAATCATATGGTGGATTGGATTTATTATCTATTGCAGACACTGGGTTTATTAAACAAATTGTGGATGGTAAAGACCAAAGTGATTTACCAATGATGATAAAGAAGATTAAGTTTATGACTTATCTGATAACTGAAAAAAAATGGAGATTTAAACCTAAGAAGTAATGAGTAAAGATAATACTAAAAATCAATACCAGAAATACAAGGAATACTATAAGAAGTATCACAACGATTATTATCACGCTAATAAGGATAAGATTTTAACCCCTGATCGTAAGGAATATCAGAAAGAATACTACGAAAAGAACCGAGAAAAGATCATTGAAAAGCAAAAAGAATACAATGAAAAACATAAAGAACGTATTAAAGAGAATCGTAGAATAAAATATCTCAAAGATAAGAAAAATAAATAACATGCAACCTTCTGATTATTAAGTAGTTGTGAAATTGTGTATTAGGTTAATTTAGGTTTTTACTTTTATATTTAATTATAAAAATATGAAGAAGGTTGTAAATGTTACGAAAAAAAGAAGAGATGAGGTGATTGACATGTTGTGCAGGGGATATACCTCTAAGACTATTATTACCACAATGACAAATAAGTATGAGGTTGGTGTTAAGTCGATAGAGAATGATATTACTAAGGGATATAAATTAATTAGAGATTCATATCCAGAGGACACAGCTAATTTGATTAAGGAACACTATGCTAAGTATGATCAGATTATAGAGGATTGCACTATATATCTTGACCCATCGAATAAAATAAAAGCAATGACAGCGAAGGAGAAGCTTGCTGGATTACATAAACCTGATGTTGCAGTACAGGTTAATAATAACACATTGAATGCTCAATTGGGAGATTTAAATGTAGAAGAGTTGAAGAAGTTATTGAATGACTGATAAGCTTAATGAGCAACAAAAGAAATTACTTAAACTTGATATCAGACGTGAACTTTATAAGAAGAGTTTCTATGAGTTCTTTAAGGATGCTGTTCAAGTAATAGAACCCACAACCCATTGGTCTTTCAATTGGCACTTTGAATATCTATGTGATATGCTACAGCAAGAAGCGGAGCGTATTAAAGTAAATGGTAGAAAAGATAAAGATATTATTGTCAATGTGCCTTTCAGATCAGGTAAGTCCTATCTATTTACAATTGTATTTCCTGTATGGTTTTGGATAATCCATCCTGAAGGTAAAATACTTTCTCTATCTTATTCACAAGACTTAGCTACAACACATTCGTATAAGTCTAAGGTATTAATGAATGAGAATTGGTTTAAGGAATTATACCCTGACTTTGAATTTCAAGCTGATCAGAACAGTAAATCACACTATGCTAATATGAGGAATGGTGAGAGGATTGCTTTGGGTTTTGGTGGATCGATTACGGGGCAAGGTGCAGACATCATTATAATGGATGATCCTAATCACGTAAAGCAAGTATCTAATGTTAACCTAATATCAGATCAAAGAACATACAATGACATTGTGTATTCTCGATTGAACAATCCAAAGGTAGGTATTAGGATAATAATTCAACAGAGACTTGCGGAGGAAGATTTAAGTGGATATCTATTGACTAAGAATCCTGAGAAGTATAGACACATATGTATTCCTGCTGAAGAAGCTGAAAACATAGAACCTAAAACTTTAAAGCAATACTATGAGGAAGGATTGTTTTGGAAGGAGAGGTTTGATTGGGAAGTGTTAAGTGATTATAAATCTACTTTGGGTACTAAAGCATATTCTAATCAGTTGAAACAGAAAGCAGTTCCAGATGAAGGTATAATATTTAAGAAGGATTGGTTTGTTATTATGCCGTTTGATGATCTCCTTGATAAGGAGCTTGTATGGGATTTATATATTGACCCTGCATATACATCAGACAAGAATAATGACCCATCGGGTATTGTATTAATATCACGTCCATATAATGGTAAGATATTTATTAAGAAAGCTTGGGAATATTGGTTGGAGTTCCCTGAACTTATTAAGAAGATACAGGAGTTGCATAATAATTATTGTAGTAGTAAGAGCAAGATATATGTTGAACCTAAAGCTGCTGGTAAGTCAGTAGTTCAATCGATTAGAAATTTAACTACCTTTAACATTATGGAATTGGATTCCACTAAGGATAGTAAAGAGACAAGAGCAAATGCCATATCTCCAATTACGGAGAGCAAGCGTGTGGTGTTGTTTAAGGATAGCAGTTGGAATAATAACTTCATTGATCAAGTAACAGGATTCCCTGTTGCATCACATGATGATATGTTGGACTGTATGATGTTTGCAATAGAAAAGCAATTACAAAAGAAAATGAATAAACTAAGTTATAGATTTGCATAATGAAAACAATTGAATTTAAAGATAAGAAATACCAAGTGCCTGAATCATGGGATGAAGTCACATTGAAGCAACAGATAGAAGTAAGTAAAATAGCTAAGAACCAAAAGCATATTCAACAGATAGCATTAATTGCTGGATATACTGGTATCGACATTGATGTGTTGAAGAAGACTAACATTAAAGAACTACAACCACTCTTCAAAGAGATTGAGTTTGTGTCATCTAAGATACCCGATGAACCAATTGAAAGGTTTACTCATAATGGTGTGGAGTATAGTGTGACACCTACATTATTGAAGTCAGAGTTTCAAGACTTTATCTCATTGGAGAATATTGTTAAGGACTTTGATGAGAGGGAGTATGAAGCATTGCCAATCATGATTGCAATCTTAGCGAAGAAGGATGGTGAAAGTCTGGATGATTTTGATATTATGGAAAGGTCTAAGGCATTTGAAGATTTATCAATCAGTACAGCCAATAGGTTAAAGGTTTTTTTTTATCTTCTCGTGAATCAGTCTTTAAGCAGTTCGGAAGGTTATTCCAGTCTAAATCAGGTACTTCAAAAAAGGATAAAAGAAGTCAAAGGTTCTCTGAAGAAACAGGATGGCAAGGGGTTGCCTACTCGCTTGCTTCGTGGGATATCACGAAAATACATTCAATATATAGAGAAAGCGTGGAACAAGTACTACACTTCCTTACATTCAAAAGAATGAAAGAAGAACTGGATATTGATATGCAGGAACTAATGAAAGAAGAAGCAGAAAGGAACAGTAAATTAAATAGAGGAAAATAATAATTCAATTATTTAATTGCAGTAGTAACTTTTTTATTATATATTCGTATTTATAAATAGATCGTTATCCAATATTAATTGGTAATTATCTTGTGTGTATATAATTGTTTATTAACTAACGGGGTGGCATTGTCGGGATGCCACCCTTACTAAGGAAAGACAATATTAATAATTAAATATATGATACAAGTTACAAACCGTTTAGAGCGTGAGGAATTTGAAAGTCAATATTTAGCTAAACCAAGCAAGGAAAGTATTGAGAAATATGAACGTGCATTTGAGGCAAGATTAGCCTATGAGAAAAATTGCATAGCTAAATATGATTACCCAGACTTTGTGCAAAAACCCAGTAGACCGCCAAAAAAAGGTGAAACAATGATGGATTTTGCTATTATATACCAAACAACAATAAAAGAAATGAAAGACTGTTTACCAGCCGTAGAACTTGCGTTGGATAATGGTTTGTAACTTGTGTGTATATAATTGTTTATTAACTAACGGGGTGGCATTGTCGGGATGCCACCCTTACTAAGGAAAGACAATAAAATTTTAAAGCCATTTTTCAGAAGGGAACATCATTTAACAGTGTTGTTCCCTTTTTTTATTTCCTTAATTATAATAGTAAAGATATAATATGTCATTAACTATTGAGGAAATAAAAAATAGAATAAAGCAAGTTTCTTTATCTCATGAAGATATTGAATCATTTGACTTTGGTGAATCCTTTGATGTTGCTAATTTCAAGAATGCTACCTACCCAATGTGTTTTTTAGAATTACCATATTTATTAACTTATTTAGATGATCGTAGGTTTAAGACTATTCAGCTTGCTATAAATTTCTTAGGTAGAGGTGACTTCGAGAAGGATAGAGAATACACCAATGAGGTGATATCTAATATGGAATTAATAGGTGATGCTGTAATTACAAAGTTAGAACAGGAGTATACTGACTTTAAGTTTGACTCTGTTAATGCTGTATCGTTAAGAGACTTCTCTGATGATAGTTTATCGGGAGTTCGATACGAAGTAATAATTAGAACACAAAGAGCATTCTGTACTAAGCGTTCATATAACAGCAAGTTCACTAAGTAATGAGTCAGGTAGCAAATGAAATATTGAAAGCGTTATTGGATGATGTAGTTCAAACGGTAAGAGTTACTATGATACGTGCTGATGTTGAACGTGATAGTGATTTGATTAAGAGTGTTAATGCTGAGATATCTAATAACAGTGTGGTGACCATTATTGCTAATGATTACTATGAGTATGTTTCCAGAGGTAGAAGAGTACGTGCAAGGAAAGTTCCTATTGAAGATTTAATTGATTGGATAAAGGAAGAGAGTATCAGACCGAGAGCAGGACAGACTATCAACCAATTAGCATTTGCTATACAGACATCTATATATAAGAATGGTATTAGAGGTAAGAGATTTGCCAATCAGGTAGAACTTAATTCACTTAACATATTGGAAGAGGAATTCACTCAGATGCTATCTGAAATAATAACTAATGATTTACAACAAGCTTTTTCAAATTCATAATATATGCCTAATTTAACTATTGTACAACAACCTGATTTATTATCAGCAAGTGAGAATCCAATTCTATTAAAACTTAGAACTTCTGAATCATCAGATGGTGCAGTAAAAGCTAAGTTTGCTATTACTGTTGCAACACCACTTGATCCTGATGATCAGATTACATTCTATTTTAGAAGTCCACAATTCCTATCTAAGACATTTGTAGCTTCTTCTTTTCCTACAGCACAGAACGAGTTCTTTGCTTCTGATATTATATCACCAACTACATCGGGTACTACCTCAGTTACTGTTCAACAGATTATGTTAAACTTAACTGAGAAGCTAAGACAGGATGCATTTATAGCAAGGTACTATGATATTAGTTTTATTAATGGTTCTATAATCATGACAGCTAAGTTTACTGGTAGTGAATTCACATTAGTATCTACTTCAACACAAGGATTTGGAAGCACCAATTTGGTATATTCCAACATAGGTGGTATTGCAAGGTCACAAATAGTTGAAGGTAGATCACCAATATCAGGTGAGGATATAAAGAACTATAGTTTATATGCTGATGTGTATGTAAACAGTAATAAGAACTTGGTTTTTGACGATAGAGAATTAATATTCGATATGGATAATGTTGGTAGTTTAAGGAAACCATTTATTAAGAATGGATTAAACTTAGTAGAATTTGATTTATCCAACATATTAAAGAACTATGTTTCAACTGGATTACCAACAATAGGTAGTGGTAATGTATTAAAAGCAAATGGTAATGATGGTAACACACCACCAGCTTTAAATTATGTAGTAGCATATGGAGAATATGCACCAGTGGTGGATAGCATAGATGGGTTGCAAGTTAATAAAGTACAGAAAGGTACTATAACTAATAAGGCAGTACTAAATTCTGCAGTAAATTATGGTGATGATGTATCTGATTATTATCAATCAAGTTCTGCTGATACCGTAATAGCATTGACTAATCAACCAACAGCTAAACTAACACATCCATCTATTGAAATTGATCCATTGTATTTTGTATATAAAAACTTTGGTAATCAGAATTCAGTAACATTTGAAAATGATATAACCTATAATTTTTATGATGGTAGTTCAACTGTTGATAGTTTTAGTTTAAATAGAGTAAATGCTGTTGCTTTATTTAGTGATGATGAATTTGTAAATGGATTATCTGATTGGTCAGTTGATTCAGTAACATCAAGTGATGTAGATTGGACTGCTCAATCAGGAGCAATATTTGGAGAACCATTTGGTATTAAAGAATATATTAAAGCTAATGCATCTAATGCTACAAAAAGTGCTGTAGTATATCAAGACATTGTTTCAGTATTACCACCTTATACTCAAGTTACTCTAAAGATCAGAGTATTAAACGATATAATAAACGGTGGTAATTTATTAGGAGCAAGAGTGTACTTGGTTGGGTATGATGGTAGCACTTGGAATCAAATAGGTCAAGCACTTATTGGTTTAGGTACAGTACAAGAATTAACATTGATCGGTAGTGATGCTAATATTGATCAATATTCACTTATTGGTTTTTATGTTGAAACATTCACAGGTAGTGATGCAGATACATTTGAGTTTAATGTAGATTATGCTAAGTTTGAATTTACTACTACTGAAAACACTAATGGTGTTTATTACTATGATGTATCACCAGCTAATTTCGGTATAGATGCCGATGGATTCTATAGTGCTAAGAGAGTTAAATCATATGAAGTAAAAATGCTGGCTAACACTGCTGAATTTACAGTAGAACCACAGACCTACAGAATAGCATATGACATAGCACCAAAAGGAACTACTCTTATGTGGCAAAACCCATTAGGTGGTTATGATTCATTCTACTTCAGTGGTATCCGTGAAGACAGTATCAATAGAACTTCCGATGATTTTGAGGTGGTAGTAGATAAGAATTATCCACAGGGATTTGAAAAGAACAAGCAGTATAATATTGAAGCTACCGAAGATTTAACATTGAATAGTGGATGGGTGAAAGAAGATCATATGGATTGGTTGAAAGAAATCCTATCATCACCAAAGGTATACGTGGTTGAGAATGGTGTGATTAAGTATTACACCGTAAACGGTTTTGGTTATACCAAAAACAATCAGAACAACCAGTTTAATGTTGAATTAGATTTAAGAAAGACCATAGAGAATAATAATATCACTGAATAATCATATATGTCAAATATAAATAATTTACAACTTATACTGAATGACAGGTTTTCAATGGACTTTAGAAATCCAGAAGACTTATCTATTAGATTAAATAGAATTGCCGATGACCTTAGAGAACCATCTAAAGCATTTGGTGACTTTTCTTATTCATTTACATTACCATTTACAAAGAACAACAATAGAGTATTTGGTAATATAAACGAGTTTGATATTCAAAATAAGTTTGTTGGTAAGACTTTCACTGCTAAAGTAATATTGAATGACGATAGTTTATTAGAAGGTGAGTTGGTAGTAAACGAAGTACTTCAATCTGGTTACAAATGTGTATTGTATTCTGCATTTAAAGAACTTGCTGATCAAATCAAGGATAGAGATTTAGTGGACTTACAGTTTGATAATGTAGATTGGAATTTTGAGAATACTATTAATAACTACAACAATAGAAATTCTAATGAAACTATCACATCTGATAATTCAGATATATGCTTTCCATTTATATTCTACAACACAGAGTTTGCTGAGAAGAGTATAATCAGTGGTGTCACAGGAAGCAATATTGATGCAGAATTAATAAATCTTGATCCACTATATAAATTAACCACATTCTACCATATGTATCAGCAAACTGGTATATCTAAAATCAATGGATTGTTTTTCCATCAAGTACCACCTGCTGTCTTTGTAAAGAATACACTTAAACAGATATTCAAGGATGCTGGATTTGGACTATCTTCATCACTATTTGACGATAGAACATTTAAGAATCTTATCACACCATTTACTGGTGATGATTCTGCATTTGACTATGGTAATGGTTTGATAACCACACAGGATTTTAAAGGTAATGAATTTAAAGCTACATCTAATTCAACAGAGTTTAAGATTGAGATATCAAGAAGAGTACAGTTTCCTAACTTAGAGTATGATCCTAATGATAATTTTCAAGAAACTACTACATGGGAGTATACATTTCCAAATGCTGGTTTCGGTAGGTTCTTATGTACCTTCTTCTATAGAACAGAGGATTCACAAACTGGTTCTGCAGGTGTGTTAAGATTAACATCAAGTGTTGATGGTAATATTGCCTTTGCTACATTAACTGAAAGCTTTGGTGTAACACAAGTTACAGTAGATTCTGGTTTAAGAACTTGGCAATCTGGTGAGAAAGTGTATATGCAAGTCACTGACTTGGATAACACAGGTGTTATTTATGTACAACCATCAACCAGCTTTACTAATATCTTACAACCACGTAAAGGACAAGGTGATATCTTTTTAAGACCATCTTATTTCCTACCACAGATGAGTCAGTCTGATTTTGTTTCAGGTATATTGAATATGTTTAATGCTTATTTAATTGTGGATAATAAAAATAAAACAGTTCAATTAGAACCATACACAGCTCTATTTGGAAATACACAGAATCCATATGACATCACTAAGAAAGTCTTTGCTGATACAGTGGATGTTCGTAGAAGTGAATTGGAAAGTGTATCTCTCAAGTACAGAGACGATGATGATTTTAATAAGACGATACTCTCCGTAGACCGTTTCGGTAGATTGCCACTGCAAACCACCTCACCAGTCTATGATAAATATGGTACTATAGATAACAACGAATACCATAGCAAGAATAGAGGTCAAGCTGAAATACAATTTCCATTTGCACCTACTAACATGTTAAAGATGGCATTCATAACTAACACTAATTTTAGTGCAAGTATATCTCCACAAGCACCCGATACACAAGCAGACTATATTGAAATGTTAATACCTTCAATTACTAAGCAAACAGTTAATGATGATGAGGACACTGATTTTTATAGTTCAAGTGGTGATACTAAAATTGATAATAATCCAGATAGATATACCTATGCTGCACAACCGAGAATACTAATCTATAATCCAGAGGTAAGTAGTTCAACTTACTCACCTAAATTTATAGGTGGTGTGGATGATGCAGAGAGAAAGGATTTTTATTATTTGAACATGATTACAAATGTTAACTATAATGATGGTGGTATTAGTATTAATAAGACAAGAATAAGGTTTGCTTCATTCTTAGGTTTACCATCGGAGTTTTTAACTGATGCTGCATTGACTAAGGCAACTAATGATTATACAGGTGTATCGGGTTCTATTAATCTACCTGATTATTTCAACTCACATTATATTGCTGAGTATTTGAAGACAGTTGGTGATGATAATCCACGTGATAGTTTCTCATTATCAGCAAGTGAGAATAAAACAACTAATACGCTTTATAATGTATTCCATTTACCTAAGTATCAGGCGTTGTCACAGAATGAGGTAATAGAGGCTGATATGAGAATGAATGATCAGGATTGGAAGGAGATGCAGATCAATAGAATTATCACATACGATCAGCAGACCTACAGAATAATCTCAATTAAGAACTATGATGTAATTAAGAGAACAGCTAAAATAGAACTTAATAGAATTCTTTAATTATAAGAGTAGATAATAAAAAACTATGGCAACAGCAGTTTCGCAATTAAAAATACAACTTCAAGGAGCATCCACAATTGAGCAGTTAGAAGAGACCTTAGATAAGGTTAACAATCAGATTAGACAAGTCGATGTTAACTCACAAGCGTTTGAGGAATTGAGTGCAGTTGCACGTGATGCCGATGCACAACTAAGAACAGTTTCTGATTCATTGGAAGGTGTGACAGGTCAGGAGCAAGCAGAGTCAGCTAAGAAATTAGGTGAAGGACTTGCTGGTGCATTTGCTGCAGCTACAGTGGCATCATCTGTCTTTGGTGAAGATACAGCAGAGTCAGTAGAACAGGCAACACAGACAGCACTTCAATTGGTTGTTGTATTGGATGGATTAGAGAAAGCATCTCAAGCATTTAGTGCTGAGACTGTCAAGGGTCTTAGATCTATTGTAACTGGATTTAGATCATCAAAAATAGCAGCTAAATTATTTGGTACTACTACACGTGCAGCAATATCAGCAACTGGAATAGGAATTTTAGTTGTGTTGTTAGGTACATTAATTGCCAATTGGGATTCAGTGACTGAAGCAGCAAGTAAGTTTGGTTCTACAGTTAAAGAAACTATTGATACATCATTACCTTTCCTTGGTAGTTTTATTGATAAGATAAGTATTTTAATAGATAAAGTTGGTTCGATATCCAATTTGTTTTCTGCATTAGGTGATGGTATTAGTGCTGCATTTACAATCGGTGGTAATGCAAGTAATAGTTTTTTTGATTCATTAGATAAAGGTAGAAAATTAGAAGATTTACAAAAGCGATTTGAAGATGTAAGTGCTGGTGTAAAGTCAGTTGTAGATAATTTAAGTGGAATAAGAGATAAAAGTGCTGCTATTACTGAATTATCACAAAGAAGAGTCAAAGAATTAGAGAGAGAAATTAAGTTAACTGATAATCAATTTAAAAAAGCAGAACTTGAAAGAGAACTTGAAATTGAAAGATTAGAAATCCAAGCAAATAGACTTGATTTACTTAATATCCAAAAAGATTTATTAGATGATGTATTACCAGAAACAAGAGAATTATTAAAAGAAGATATTAAAGCTTTAGAATTAGCTAAAGAACAAACAGAAGATAGTGAGAAAAAATTAGAATTTCAGGAACAAATAAATAAACTTATAGATGATAGAATATCTTTGACTCAGATAGAGCGAATTGTACAAGAAGATATTAATAATATTATATTCCAGCAAGATTTACTTAACAAAAATTTATCCGATGAAGAACGTGCAAGAGTATTAGAACTTCAAAAGTTAAATAACTTACTTGACGATGGTTTAAATACTATACGTGAGACTAATAAAGAAAGAGATAAAGCTAAATTTGATTCAGCAGTTCAAGACGTAAGGGATTTACTTAATGAGATAGATGAAACCGAAGAAGCAGCAAAAAAACTTAATGCTGAGTTAAATGCATTTAGTGAAGCTAATCAACCACCAGAAGAACAGGTAGAACGTTTTAGATTAAGTATATTAAGAGCAATCAAAGTTCAACAGGACTTAAATAGAGAAGCTGGTAAACTACCAAGACAGTTTGAAACTACTGGTGATCAGGTAGAAGACTTTAAGATTAGAGCATCAGAAGCAATTTCATTCATCGGTCAACAAACCATTGATGCACTACAAGCACCTATAACCTTTATTCAAGGAAACATTGAAAGACTAACTGGTGAACTTGAGAGAATCAATGAACTTGCTGAAGAGTCTACTGAACGTAGGACTGAATTGGAAAGTCAATTAGAAGGTGCACAGGGTAGAAGATTTGATCTTATCCTTGCTAAATTAAGACAGGAGAAGAACAGAGAAGAAGAATTAGCAAAGCAGAGAATAGCACAAGAAGAAGCTATTGCCGAAGCTAAGACTAATCAAGCTAAACTTGAGAAAGCACAGGCTATTGCACAAGCAACGATACAAGCTTTACTATCGGTAGTGCAAGCATTACCTAACATTCCATTGTCAGTGTTGGTAGGTGCAATTGGTGGTGCTAACATAGCTGCCATTGCTTCACAACGAATACCAGAGTTTGCCGATGGTGGATATACAGGAGATGGTATGGGATTTAGAGATAGTACTGGTGAGAGAGTAGCTGGTGTGGTACATGAGAATGAATATGTTATACCTAAGCCCATTGTAGCATCCAATCCAGATATGGTGGCTACATTGGAAGCTATGAGAACAGGTAAGCGTAGGTTTGCCGATGGTGGATTAGTACCACAGGTATCTAATGATAGTGGTGGTTTTAATTCTAACTCATTGATTAATGCATTAGGTAAAGCAAGATTTCAAGTATCTGTTAATGAGTTTAGGGATGTATCAAGTGAGGTTGATGTCATTGAAAACAACAGTAGTTTGTAATTAAAACCCAAACAATAATTTCAATTAATTATAATAATATGGAAAAGGATAAAATAAAGAGACTTGAGTTTCTAATAGATGAAAACGAGCCTATGTCTGGTATAAAAACTATATCATTAGTGGATGAACCAGCCATTGAATCAGATTTTATCAAGTTCAGTAAAGATAAACCTAAACCTTCCTATGTTTTATTTCAAGACGATGCTAAGAAGTACAAGCAGATTGTAGCTGGATTAGCATTAATACCTGATAAGAATATATTGAGAATGACAGCAGAGGGAGAAGCCTATATGGGTTATTTTTCAACTGATACTATTGAAAAGCTAAGAAACAAGTTCCACATGGAGTTGATGAATAACAATGTCAACATGGATCACTTGGAAGATGCTTATGTGGATGCCTTTATGGTAGAATCATTTATAATAGATTCAGAAGAGAGATTAGCTGATGTTAAGGCTAAAGGTATTACAGAGGTAAAGATGGGTAGCTGGTATGTTGCCTATAAGATTAATGATCCAGAAGTATTCAAGAGAGTAATGAATGGTGAGTTAAGAGGTTTCTCTGTAGAAGCATACTTAGATAAAGTATTTTCAAAAGTAAATCATAATAAATCAAAATTTAAAGAATCGATGAAAGAAATCATGGAAAAATTAAGTGCACTTGTTGAAGAGTTTAAAAACGAGGATGGCATAAAGAGTAGAGAAAATTTCGAAGTCGCAGTTGTAGCAGAGTTAGGTGCTGAAGTAGAGTTTGACGGTGTAGGTTCACAGCCTATGTTAGTTGAGTCTGGTGAAGTAGCTCCTGATGGTTCACATATTCTTGAAGATGGAAGAACAATCGTTGTTGAAAGTGGTGTTGTTACAGAAATTGTATCACCAGAAGCTGAACAAGAAGACGAAGGTGAAGCATCTCAAGAAGAAGGGGAATTAGCTATGAACGATGAGGAAATGAGAAACAAAGAGAAGATGGATGAATTACAGTCCAACTTTGATAAGATGAAAGTAGATTTCGAAAAGCTTAAAGGTGAAAACGCTAAGTTGAAAGAAGACAAATCTAAGTTAGCTGAGAAGTTATCAAAAGTTCCTGCTACTAAGCCTGTAACTCGTAAGACCGAATCTACTAAGAAAGTAGAGAAAGTTGATATGTCTAAACTATCAAACTACGAAAGAATCGCAATGAAGAACGGTTTACCAACTGTGTAAACCCAACATTGCTGATTAAATTATTATAATAATATAAAGAAATTAATTAAATAAAAATATTATGCCAACTACAAGAAGTTTTACAAGTTCATACTCAGGTGAGGCTATCAGAAGCTACATCTTAAAGAGTTTAATTGGTGGAGAAACATTATCAACTAATGGTATCTCAATCAGAACTGGTGTTAAGTATAAAGAGGTAATTAAGAAATTATCTTCTTCAGGTGTTGTACAAGAAGGTGGATGTGATTTTACTCCAGCAGGTACAATTACAATCACTGAAAATGTGCTTGAACCTAAAAAAATAAAAATTAATGAGCAAATCTGTTTCGAGGATGTTTACCAATTATGGGACTCTGAGAACATGGCAGATGGAATGAACAACGAAGAAATGCCTGCTGAATTAGTAGATGCAGTTCTTGGTGAATTCACTAACCAATCAGCTAAAGAGATTGAAGAAGCTATCTGGCAAGGTGATGCTACTGGTTCAACTGGTACTATCAAAGACTTGTTCGATGGTTATATCAAGCAATTAGGAGATTCTGGTGATACAGTAGACGTAGCTGGAGTAGCTTTGACTGACAGTAACATCGTTACTGAGTTAAACAAAGTTTACACTGCATTACCAGCAGGTGTAAGAAAGAAAGGTGCTGCAGGATTAGTATACTTCGTATCATATAAGACTGCTGCATTGTACCGACAGAACTTAGCTGCTCAAGGAGATAATGATACTGCCAATGAGCCAGTATTACGTTTCTACGGTATTGAGTTAAGAGAAACTGGTGGAATGCCTGACGATGCAATCGTATTTGGTGCTCGTGATAACTTCTACTTTGCAACTGATTTACTATCAGATTGGTCAGAGATAAGAATGTTAGATCAAAGAGAAGTTGATGGTTCAGATTATATCAATTTCGTATTGAAAGCAAAAGCAGATGTGAAGATTGGATTCTTCGCTGAAGTGGTACTATACAATTAAGATATAGGGGTTTATCCCCTTTATTTTAATCTAAAAAATAACTAAAAAAACTAAATATATAAAAATATGAGTTGTTTATTAACAAGTGGAATTACAAGACAGTGCGACTTTGGATTTGGTGGATTACAGAATATTCTGTTAGCCAACAAAGAAGAAATTGACAGTATTGATAAAGATTCCAACAATGTTATTACTGGTATCACAATGGCTTCTGGAGCTACATTCTATGAATATGAATTTGAACCTGAAACAGGTCAAGCACTTCAAGAATTGCAGACAGGATCAGTATCACGTTTCGTTTTACAAACGTTAAACTTGCAGCTTGCTAATGTAACACAGAATAAGAAAGAGATTTTGAACAATATGGCTATCGGTGATATGGTAGCGATCTATCAAGATCAGAAGAATCAGTACTTCTTATTCGGTGAAACAGGTAGAGGTTTAAGAGCATCTACTTTAACATTAGACACAGGTACTGCAGATGCAGATGGTTACGTTATCACAATTGGATTATCAGGTGGTAATAGTGGATACGCAAATGAGGTGTTAGCATCGGTTGCTGAATCATACCTATAATAACATAAGGATTTTACCTTAGAACC